TTCTAATAAACTTTTATTTTTTTTAAATGCTTCTTGAGCACCTTTGTCTGTAATAACATTTTTACCAGTAAGATTAGTTTGATCATCATAGTAATCTTGTATAGTTTGATTATTACTACTATTATTATTTCTATTTCCTCCAACCGTGCCTGGAGATATATTACTTCCTTTTTCTCTTGAATCTTTTTCAGCTCCTTTAAAAAACCCACGTCTACCATCAGGGTTTACAACTCCACCCTTGATATATAATTCCCTTGCTATTTGTGCTCTTGTTATGGCCATTTTACTATTCTATTTTGTTTTTCCAAATAAATCAAGGCTAGGCATTACGACATTTACATCTTGAGCCATGTCTTCTTCTTTATAACCTCTTAATTCCCAGTCTTTTCTTTCCTTAAAAAGTTCTCCTGTTTCTTTGTGTCTATACGTTGTCTCTACTTTTGTTGGTTTTATGACTTGCATTTTTCTCCTATGTTCTGTCAATTTCTAATATTGATATTGTTCCTTCAAATATATCAGCTGTTGCTGCTTGTAATTGTAGCTTGTCACTTTCTTCTAATATAATTGTACCATTATTTAATGATCTAGATGTACCTGTATTTATAGTTTGTTCTGCAAATTGAAAAGCTTTTGATGCTGAAGTATCATATACAAAACCTTTTAATTCTACATTAGAGCCACCTACATTTGCAACTTGTATGTTTTGTATAATAGCTCTAGACTCAGAGGGTACAGTATAAATATCTGTAGCATCCGTTGTAGTTAAATCAAACTGTGCATTTTTATATCTATTAGCCATTGTTTACTCCAGAACTTGATGTTGTAAACCAAGTAAATCTTTGTTGTTCATCTCTTAAATCTTGTTGAAACGTAGAGTTTAATTTCTCAATCAATCCATCTAAATCTCTAACTAAAGAATCAGCATCTTGTTGTTTATATTCTTTTCCTGGTCTTGTAAATACTACTGTTACTTTAGCCATTATCTACGTCCATCTGGTTGTGTGTCTAATCTAAATGTACCAAGCTTCCAACTTTGATTAGCTGCTGTGTTAGCTACTTTTAAAGATATAGCTCTTGCTCTTGCTCGTGTATCTACTTTCTCGGTAGAACTTGTTATCGTAAATGGTCCAAGTGGTGAACTTGCTTGAGAACTATTTGGATAATTTCTTAATTGTAAAGTAACTTGAGTATTGCCTGTTTGAGATAAAAAGTCAGGTATAAATCTTCTAATCTTCATAATAAATTCACCATCTCCTCTAAATGTTGCAACACCTGTTTGTTGTCCAGTAGATGATCTTGATTGTGTAATATCAAAGTCTCCTGATTCAATGTTTGAGGTAACTGCATTTATACCAGTTGCTAGTGCTTCATCAGTTCCTTTTTCATGTTCAAAGTATATTGTGCTTCCTTCAGTATTACCAACAACATCAAATGATGCATCGTCACCTGCATTAAAATATGTTGCATGAGGTAAACCAAATACAGAAGAGTCTTGCCATGTTGTACGATTTAATGTTCCTGTTGTCCATACCGGTCTTTGAGGTGTTGAGTCCATGTAATTGTAAGTCACACATCTATTAATAACTGTTGAACTTTCTGTGCAATAGAACCAAGTGATCTCACCAAACAAATTATTTAATCCAACATTAATTAGTTGATTAGCTGTTGTATTTAAATCATCGTAGACAAAGTCTTCTACTAAACATGTCATTGTTTCCAAACTACCAGAATATCTAAAGAAACCATTTTCTGATAACCAGTATGCAGCACCATCAACTTCTAATGCAGCGTTCTGTCCAATCAAACCACAGTTAGTTCCAACTTGTTGAAAACCAAAAGTAAATGGTTGACCAATAAATCTCATAGTAAATAAAGATGTATCGGTCCAAACATAGATCGCATCCCTACCTCTAACCGCACCTACAATTTTAGATCCATCTGCAAGTCTTTGTGTACCTGCTGTGTTAACGGCTGTTGGTTGATAGGTATTAATATCTTCTTGGTTTGAAAATCTAATAAACATTTCATCTTGAGTTGTTGGATCACCAATAGTTAATTCTGTTCCAAAAAATACTAAGTGTCTATCAGGTGTTGATACTAACATGTCACGTGATGCTGTTGGTGCACCACTAATAATAGTTGCTCTTGTTTGAGTTGCTCCTGTTGCATTTGAATCCCATTCAAATACTTGCGCATTATGAATTAGTGCAATTACTTTATCTCCAAAATTATCAATAGACCATAGACCTGGATCAACAACTAAGTCACCTGATGCAGCTTCACCCCATGCAACATAGTCAGAACTATTCGTTACTGTTGCATTATCACTGTGAGAAGCAGCTGTAGTATTTCTAACTCCTCTTGTTACACCTGTTAAAGTATTAGTTGATATACCTGTATATGAAATTTCTTCTGACCCTATTTGAATAAAGTTTGTTCCAGTGGTTGGAAATAAAGATGCATCTGTTAAAACAATTGTAGTTGTGCTGTCATTAATAGCGCCATCTAAAGTAGTGGTTGCTTCACCTGTTACTGTTCCACTCCATTGACCTAAACCCCAACCAAAACCAGGTAATTGTTCTGCTGGTCCAACACTATAGTATGCTTGTACTCTAATACCACCTGATGTAGTAGCACCAGATCCTGTTTCATTAGACGACATTGTAATTGTAATAACTGATGAGTCTACTACAGATGTCACCATAAATTTTTTATCATCAAAGTCTGATGCTGAATAATTAGAATTAGTTATTGTTGTAAAATTATCTAAAAGAATAATATCTCCAGCAACTAAACCATGATCTCCACTAAAAGTTATTGTAACCGTTGAAGATCCGTTAGTTGTAGAAAAAGCATTGGTTAAAGTAGTTGTAGCTCTAATAGGGTGAATGTCATAAAACACACCCCCTGTGTAAGCATATAAAATTCTATTAGTACCTATGATTGCAAACTTATTACCAGATTTATTAACTAAATGATGAGTAGCTCTTGCAGCTCCTGTAAGTTTAGACTCACCTAACTGTGACCAACCACCTATTTTTTCAGGTGTACCATAACGAAATCTTACATTGTCCCCATCAACCCATTGTCCTTCAGCTGTGGTTTCTGTAATTTGTTTGTTGAATCCTGGTTGAAAACCTATTTTTTGTAACATATAACCCCGTTATAACTAATTTGTTCTGAATTAACAGACTCAAGTATCGAAATATTATAAACGATTATTCTTCAAATCACAAGGTAATCCTAGGTGTTCCCTACCATCATACTTGTTTTTATTATCTTTATTATCTATGTTGTAGTGTAGAAAAACCTGACAACAATCAGTGCCATTAAATTTTTCTCTCCAATGTTCTAAGTCTGTGCCTCGATATACCAACATATCTCCAGGTTCTAAATCAACTTTTATACCAGAAGTAAACTCTGAAACGTAACCATCTTCCGTATCATGACCTTTGTTTTTATCAGGCTCTATAAAAATAGGCCATCTATCCCCACCCATATTTAAAGTTGTTGATATCTCACAACTAAATCTATCTTTATGTCTTTCAAGAACATCTCCATTTTTATATACTCTTGTGTAAGAATATGTTGGAAACAATTTTAATTCAGTTTTTTCTTCCATAAGATCTTTAAGATCTGAAAGTAAAGTTTCTGTTGCAGTATCAGCGTAATGTGAATATGTTTCTGGTGCTTGACTATCATTCCAAACACCCCAATAACTAGTAAATGGAGATATGTATTTCTTATCAAATAAAGTTCTTGCTACTTTCTTTTTTAGTAAAAAATACCTATGTATAAAATCAGCTATCTTTGGGTCAATTGCTTTTCTAATAACTATATATCCGTCTTTCTTAAAACTCATATTGCCTCTTCTTTTAAAACATTTATCTTTTTAATTAAATCTATTTTAATATCTATAAACTCTAAATTAAAAGATATAATAATTTTCTCAAATTCATCTTGTTGTTCTGATGCTCTATGTATAACATAACTTGGAAATAAAACAATATCTCCTTCTTTTGCATCTATGGATAATTTTTTATCTTGAGAAAAAGGATCTATTAATTCAGTTTTGGCAGAGTTTTTAAAAAATTTAACATAGTATACTCCAGTATAATTTTCACCATGAACATGCCAATCATGTTTTCCATTTTTATTATATTGTTGAAACCAAATGTTTTTAATTAAAACATCATGATACCCTAAACTATTAGCACAATCTTTAAAATATTTTTTTAAATATGGTTTTATATATTTTACCCAATCTCTTAATTCATCTTGTGAATTAGCCCAATCTAATTTATGAATTAAATTATCTACATAATCTGTTTTATCTTCTAAATAATTACAATCTGCTTTTTGTAGTTTATTAATTAATGTGTCTTTAATATCTTGATGTTCTTTTAAAGAACCTAAAAGACAAGCACTATTTAATTTAAACTTTTTCATATATTAACAACTAAAGCTATTCTTTTGCCTTTCTTTGGAAAATATGCTTCGTGATAATTTTCTCCATCAAACATAATTCCTGTTGCTTCATGACCTTTTGTTTCTTTTAAAATTTTCATGTGACTATTATCGTTTGTATATCCTGATGTAGCATCTTCTTTTAATTTATCTTCATATACTACCGTGCCTAAATTATGCTCATCGTTTTTAAAATATATAATTATATTTTTATGACTTGTTAAAAGATCTGCATGCGCACCAGATTTTTCTAACTTACATGGATAAGTTAAATTATAAGCCATTCTATAAACTTTTTTTATTTTAAATTTATATTTTTTTGCACAAGCATATAAAAAATCCATTGTTGGTTCATATATGTCAGAATTAATTTTACCTTCTCCTCTCCTTACAACTACATGACATAAAAAATTAAAAGTATTTATAGTATTTTCATCTCCATATTTTTCAATATACCATGGAAAAGTATTCGACAGTATTGCTTTTTTTAATACTTGATATTCTTTTATGTCTCTAACATCTAATTCTATCATTATTTATAAGGTGGTCCTATGTTCCAAATTACCAAAGAATATCTTGTTCCTTCAGTTACAGGTTTTACTCTATGCCATACAAAACTAGGAAAGACCACTATACTTCCTCTAGGTAAAATTTGCGTGCATGTAGTGGTTACATCTTTTTCTAAATTATTTCTTTGACTAAATTCTAACTCTCCTCCTTTATAATCTTTTGCATCTGACAAAGAACAAGTAACAGATAGTTTTCTTATTTTTCCATTCATGTTAAGATCTTTTTGATTTTTGTAAGGTTCTTGCCAACTATCACAATGCCAACCATAGTGTTGGTTTTTTTTATATTTAGTAAACTGACATAATTCGGAGTAATTCCAATCAAAATTCCAACCAGCATTAGTATTTGCAGTTCTAACGTATGGGTGAATTTCTTTATAAATCCAAAGATCATTTAACCAAACAACATTAGAATTTCTTTTTTTTTTTAAATCATTTATTTGTTCTTTTTTTAGATTAAGAGTATCACCTGTTAAACCCAAAGTTTCTTCTTGTTGATTTCCATATTTTATTAAGTCATCACAAAATTTAGGAGTCAATACAGACTCAAAATACCAATACTGATGTTGTAAATTCATATCTTTATATGTCTGTTATATAACTACACCAACCAGTTGCAATATATTTTTCTTCTTTTTTACTTATTATACCTCTATGAGTATGAGTAAAATCTGTAGGCCACACTAAAGTTAAACCTTTTTTAGCTGGAGCTTTTATTTTTTGATACATAAATTCTGTTCCACCATTTTCTAAAGTATTTAAATATGTCATAAAAACCAAAACTCTATTAGAAGGTTGTGTTCTTTCAAAGTGCCATTTTTTATAACCACCTCCTGGTTGATAATGTTGCAAGTTTAAACATTCTGTTATTCCAAAGTGTGTGTTTTCATAAACTGTTGGATACTCTTTTTGATATAACAAAATTACATCTTTTAAAGATTTTAAATATTTTTGAAATATAGCTAAATTACTTGTTGCAAAATCTATTTGTATATCTGTTGAGTCTTTTATAGATTTATCAACTATACCTTTCTTTATATTATCTGATATTTTTCCTTTAATCTGTAGGTCTTTATTTGAATTAAAATAATTTATTAATGAATTGCATATATCTTCATCAATATACCAACCTCCTATAAAACTTTCATAGGGAAAAGAATGTTTGGGATACATTAAGGAGTGTAGGAATTCCAAGATGAATCAGTAGGATTCCAATAAGAATAAATAGTGCTATCATTATTTCTTGCCCACCATCTTAAATTTTCTTCGTCCCAATCTACAATATAATTTTCACCAGTTCCTGAAACATCTACATTATTTGGATAAGCTACAGGTGCCTCCCACATAGCTCTTGTTTCATTAAAAATCCAAGAAGTATAAGGCTGTGGATGATAAAAAGCATCTCTTGTTGAATCATAAATCATACCAGGTCCACCAAAATTTTTTCTTCTCGCTTTAGTTTGATCACTATGCACTTGATTAAAATTTCCTGAAACATAGTAAACGCCTCCTGAAGTATTAAAGGAAGTTTGTTTCCAATAAGTATCTGGATAATTACCACCATACTCTTCTAAAATTAATGGAGCGTTAGGAAAATGATTAGCTACCCAATTTTCAGATTCAGTAGTATAATCACCACCATTATCAGCTACGTCTTGGTCATTAACAACCATTGTTCTTAAAACAATGTTATCAGAAGTTTTTATTTCACAAAAATGCGCCATTACGGTTGTATCCATTCCCCTTGTTTAATGTATTCAACTACGTCATTTAGTTTCCAAATTCCATCTGCAACCATAGTTTGAGGTACTGCTGGTACTGCAGGTATTGCAGGTTCTTTAATTCCAACTCTTCCAGACCCACCTGGTCCACCGCCTCCACCGCCGAAGCCGCCTCCGCCTCCGCCACCGCCAGCGTTTGTTGTTCCTGATGAACCTCTACCACTTGATCCTGCACCTCCACCGCCAGGTCCTCCGCCGCCGCCAGAGTTTCCTCCACCGCCGCCTCCGCCTGCGTATGTTCCAGAACCTACTATAGGTGATACACTTTTTCCAGATCCTCCAGATGTTCCATTTCCATCACTTGAAGAAGGTGAGCCAGCACTTCCGGCACCACCGCCGCCACCGCCGCCACCATTATTAGATTGTGTTGCTGGAGGTTTAGGTCCTCCTGCATTACCAAAACCAGATGATCCAGAAACTCCAGGTTGTCCAGGTTGTGTTGCAGATCCACCAGAAGCTGGAGGTCCGTTTCCGCCACCACCATTTCCACCGGAACCACCAGGTCCACCACCTACAGCATTTGCTGAAGCTCCCTTTCCTCCGCCTTTAGCAGTTAAACCAAAAGCAGTGCTATCTGAACCATTATTTCCAGCAGCTCCTCCACCTGTTGGTGCAGGACCAGATCCTCCACCTCCAATTGATATTGGATAACCTGTTCCTGATGATACTGGGAAAGAATTGTCATCTATAAAAACCATACCGCCGGCTCCCGCGCCGCCTCCGACATTGGAACCTCCACCACCTCCACCACCTACAATAAATAAACTTATTGCTGTAGTTCTAGGTTGAGTAGTATGTGTTCCGGGAGAAGTAAAATTTGCTATTACTTCAGATTGCGCTGGGACAGCAGGTACCGCTGGAGTTAAGTTAGGTACGTTATCTGGCCCAATGACACCTCCGTTTGAAACTGACATTAGTTTTTAACCTCCTATGCGTCGTCTATAACTTCGTAAGAAATTATTAAATCTAAATCAGATGCTGCATTTGCACCACCTTTTAAGACATCGCCTTCCATTAAATAAATTGCTGAACCCCCACCTAAAATTTCTAATGTTGAGTCTGCGGGAACTGAAATAGTTTTTGCTAAAAAGAAAGTTCCTGAAGTGTCAAAGTTTGCAACACCGTCTGATGTAAAGTTTGATTTAACAACTGATAGAGATACATCTGCTGCGTTTGAACCATCTACGTTTGCAGCTGTAATCCTGTTTACTTTAAGAATTTTATCTGAAGATACAGTTAATAAAGTTGTAGTTGTAGTTGACGTTAAGTTATAACCTAACGATTCACCTTTAATACTTGTTACTGATACTATATTTGGGTTTGCCATAATTTTTTATTTTCCTTCCTTATTTTAACCGAAAACTATAGCCATTGCAATAGCTTTTCCTGTTGAAGCTTTAGTGTCTATTTGTGTTTGAATAGCTGATGATACACCATCTAAATATCCAATTTCTGTGCTAGTTACAGCACTTACTGAGACATCCCCGCTACCGTCAGATACCAAAGCTCTAGAAGCTGTTAAGTCTTCCATTTTACTAAAAGCAATTGCAGCACTAGCTTTTATGTCTGCGTTTACAATATTTGTAATTGTATTGTTATCTGAATCTATTGATTTGTTTGTTAGAGTGTCTGTTGTTGCTTTACCTACTAAAGTATCTGTAGCTGCTGGCAACGTTACAGTAACGTCTGCTGTTGATGCTGGACCAATAAGAGTTACCGCATTTGTTCCGTTATCCGTATCTTCTTTAAATAAAACAGAACCTGCAGCGCTAGAGCTACCTGTTAAAATGGGAGCCGTTAAACTTTTATTTGTTAAAGTCTGTGTTCCAGTTAGTGTTACATCACCAGCACCAAATTCTAAAGTTACAACATCTGGGTTTGTACCATCATTTGCTGATGCAAATACTATGATATCACTTTTATCTGTTGCACTGAAAGTAAACGAATCACCTGATCCTGACACGTATTTAAATTGTACTGTGTATGCTCCTGAAGTTGAATTTCTTAAAAAATAAAATGTTTGAACATCTAAAGGAATAGTTACAACTTGATTTCCTGTAATTGAACCTGTGAACTCAATCATTCTGTGAGATAAAGTTGCTCCTGTTGATCCATCAGAAACTGATAAAGCTGTAGTTTGTGCACCACCTGCTATTGATTGTTGTGTAAAACCACCAGAGATTTGCTCAATGATATTTAAATTAGTATTTGTTTTTGTTCCCCAAGTACCGGCGTTTTCACCGGTTGCCATTAATTCAACGCCTAAAGGTGTGTATGTTGATGCCATAAATTTTTTCTCCTATGCAGCTTCAGTATAACTTGTATTTGAACCAGTTGCAACAGAAGAATAACTACTATTTGATCCTGTTGCTACGCCTGTATACGATGTATTTGAACCAGTGTCAACATCTTGATAATGAAGAATAAATGGTTCTCCAACTGTAGATGTAATGGAATCTGTTACCAGACCTTGTACTACATCAGGTATTGTTGAAAAAGATCCTACATTAGATGTAGAAGATTGACCAGATAATTCATATGCAAATTCTAATGTAACAGAACCAATTGAAGATGTTGCAGAAACACCTGTTGCATTAATTAATTCTATAGATGCTATTGTAAGATCTCCAACAGAAGATGTTGCTGATACACCTGTAATAGCACTTGGACCAAATTCTAATCCAACAGTTCCTAAAGTTGAAGTAGATGCTATTCCTGTTATTGGTTCAGTGCTTACACCAAAATTTAAACCTAAAACCCCCTCGTCTGAAGTAGCTACTTGTCCAGAAACAGCTACAGTAGGACTAATTACAAAACTTAAACTTCCAACACTTGTAGTTGCAACCTGACTAGATAATTCATATGCAAATTCTAATGTTGGTGATCCTAAATTAGATTCTATTTCTTGACCTACCAAACCTATAACTTGATTTGGTGATTCACCCCAACTTAAATCTCCCCATCCATCTCTACCCCAACCAACTAATGTTCCAACATATGATAAAGTTGGAGTTGCAAAAGTTGCCGACACTCCTGTTAATGGTACACCTAATTCTCCAAAAACTTCAGGACTACCAACACTTGTTGTCATAGAATGATTGGAACCAATCATCTCTAATAAAACACCTATACCAGTTGTTATAGATCCAGGTGATGCTGTTATTCCTAAACCAGTTACAGATATAGTTTCATCTGCACCTTCACCCCAATCAGCTAGACCCCATGATATTCTTCCCCAACCTGTTTCATTAAATTCTACTGAATCACCTAAAGAAGAAGTTAATTCAATTCCTGTTAGAGTTACTTCACTATTTATAGATATAGATCCTAAACTCGCTGTTAGTTGTGATTCGGTTGGTTGTATTATTTGACCATTAAATACAGTCGAAGATCCAAGAGATATTGTAGCTTCTTGACCTGAAACAATGGCTGTAACTGTGTCATCAGCCCACTCGTTTGATCCCCAAGTGTTATTACCCCAGGTAGATGCCATAAGGAGTTCCTCCTTACGCTATACGAATGATTGCGTTACTTGCGTCTGCTGTTGGAAATTGAATTGTAAATGTTCCAGAAGAAACTGTTTTATCACCGCCGAAAGCAATAACTGCTACAGCTTTGTCAGATTTTGAATCATTATAAATTAAAGCACCGTTTGCTGTAAAAGATGCAGAAGTATAACTAACATCTGCAAAATCACAAACTGCAGTTGATGAATCTAGAACTGGTGTTACACTTGTAAGAGTTGCACCACCTGCAGTATATGCAGATCCAGATGTATTTGAAATTTCGTTTGATGTTGAATAAGCTGTAGTTCCAGCACCTAAAGATGCAGAGCTTGTGTATAAAGCTATTTTAAAAGTATCACCACTAGAAGCGGTAAAATTGTGTGTAGCAACTAAAATTTCTTGTTTAAAGCTGTTACATATTGCCGATGATATTGCCATATTTTATCTCCTATTACGGTGACGGAGAAGGGACTTTAATACGAACTGTACCATCAGTATAATCGTCTCTTTTACGTCTACCAAGTTGCTCTGCAGCAAACTTTTGTACCTCTTGTTTATATTTATTTTCATATAATGTCAACATATCTATTGGACCTTTTAAATAAGAAAATGCCTCTACTAAGCAAGCATATAATAATCCATTTCCAAAGTATTGACTTATGTAAGTTGTTGTATTTGAGCCAGAAAGACCAGTTGGAATAGCTTCATAATGTATTTTAAATACATAAGTGCTATCTGGTGCAGGAGATAGAAATAATCTTCCTGAAGTCGTATCAGTTATACCTGTTGCTCCACCAAACATAGCGTAGTATTTTGGTTTAGCTCTAGCATCTGATTCTGTAGATGGTTCAAATTCTTGTAGGTATGTTTCGTCTTTTTTCTCTAACCAAGTATTTGCACCTGTAGAAGTTGATGTTGAATCATAAACTTGTACACCTTTTACAAATAAAGTTTGAGCAGGTACGTTAATTGTATTTTGTCCTGTAACTAAATTACCAATAGATTGTTTTTTATATGCATCAATTGGTACATCTCTTAAAATTCTAAGTTCAGAGTTTTCAATAAACTGATCAGTAATAGTGGCAGTTAAAACATTTGTATCTGTTTCAGTGTAGTTTTGAATTGCTGTAGTTAATGTTGCGTATGTAAATCCAGCCATTATTTAATATCCCCTTTATGCTTTAAACGTATCTTTTTTTGTTTTGCAGTTTCTTCATACATCTCAAGATGAGGGTCCTGTTTTTCAGGTTTAAATATATTTTTTATCCAATTCCAAATTTTATTTATCATGCTTGTATCGTTATAGGCCCAACGGAACAACCGTAGCCTCCTCCTTTTATACTACCTGTTGTAGCAGTATTTGTGTCAACTGTAAAAAAGAA